ATACCCCTACCTATACAGGGGAAATATGGGAAGACAACACACCATGTATATGAGCGACGCGACTTGGAATCAACTTCAAGTGCTGATGGGCAAAGATGAGACTATGAGTGCAACTATTAGGAGATGTATTCAAATGTGCCATGATAATTTAAACCAATTCGACCAAATCAAAAAATTACAAAATATGATTGCTATGTTATGTGAGGATGAGGATTAATGAAAGTTCTAGATTTGTTTAGTGGTTTTGGTGGTTGGTCCCAGGCATTCGTCAATCACGGTCATGAAGTTATGAGAATTGAAAACAATCCATTATTGAAAGATGTTCCACATACAACTTTGATGTGTGTTAAAGAGTTTCGGGATTGGATTATTGAACAACAACAAAACGGTTTTGCTATTTCGAGACCGGATTTAATCTTAGCCAGTCCACCATGTTATGAATTCTCTAATGCTTACAATGCTCCCAGGGCTGAAGCACATAGAGCAGGATTTGATTATGAACCTAATATGGAATTAGTCGAGGTTACTTTAGAAATAATTCAATTACTATGTCCAAAATATTTTATTGTTGAAAATGTAAATGGTTCACAAGTATTTTTCAAACCTTATTTTGGCAAGCCCAGACAGAAAATCGGTGCTTTTGTTTTGTATGGAAATTATCCGGCCATTTCTGTATGTGGCGAACTTCCATCTAAAAAAGATAAAGACAAACGCCACTCACCCCTAAGAAGTAATTATCGTGCCGAAATACCTCTCCCATTGTCTCTGGGCGCACTCACGGCGATATTAGAACAAACATACATTACAGATTATTAAAGTAAAGTGGCTATTTGTGGAAATTGTAAAAGCACCAAGGCATACAATAACTTTTCACACCAAGCAATCTTGTTATTTTGCTCCTGGTCTATTGGTGCTATTGCTTGAGTAATTTTTTCAACTCCCTTAATTCTTTTAGAATCTTAATTAATACTTCATGCGATGACATAATATCACAGCGTTAAGGTATTTCCGTTATCGGCGTGTTTGATTGGTGGCCACTGGTCTCTAACAGGCCCAGCTTCAATACCTTTTGGCAAATCCATTCTAACCCATGAAGGAATTGCTCCATCCGAAGTAATTGCAGTCCCAAAGGCATCCAAATTTGGTTGCATTTGCCTTGCATCCTTAGCCATTCTTCTCAATCTTCCGGTTGTATTAGTTTGGTCGGCTTCTTGTGAATCGGTTCGATTAAACCAAGATGCTAAGTTAGAACCGGAAATCATTAATTCCGGTCTTGCCCCTCCATATTTCCACATTGGGAAAGACTGCCCTACATTTCTTGAAGGTTCAATTAATCGGCCATTTGACATAATATTGGCTACTTGAGCGATATGGTCTTCTCTAATAATTCCCAGGCCATATGTAATAAGTGACACTTTTTTTGATTCCACGGCACAATACATTGAAACTGCGATGTTATCAATTTCTGTATTACCGGTTCCATGAATAAACAAAGTAATGTATAATTCCGGATGATACCAAGTAAATGTTGGTCTTGCACTAATGAATCTATTAGGGAAAGTTTGCCCAGAAAGTGCAATACTATTAGACCAATGCTCTTTGAACAATATATTTTCATGTGATGCTGATGGTGAACGATTAGTAAATGATGCTATTTCCATATCGGTGTATATTACCGGTGTAGGAGTGACTAATAATTCCATCAATACTAACTCGGTTGCTTTAGGGTCGGGATTGTCAAAGAAAGCATCACATTGAAGCATCTTATGGGACATATTAGGTTTAAGATTAATTTTCTTTTGAATAATAGCAAAACCCTGATTGTTCAAGGTTATGGTTTGTTGTTCTATTGATTCTCGAATCTCATGTATAGGCATTATTTCTTCCCTCCTTTTTGTGTTTTACGATACGCTTTAGCCATTGCTTTGAGATTTAATAAACCTTTATTTTTTCCCGACTTAAAACGGATTTGATTCTTTTTCTTAGATGTGTAAATATTCCATTTAGAACGCTTTCTTTTCTTCTTAGGTTCTGGGCTTTCAATAACAGTTTGAATATCCATGTTTTCTTTCATATCAAGCACATTACCCCCAGTCGGGACTAAAGTTTCTCCTGCTTTAATGTAAATCTTAAACGAATAATCTTGTAACCCTCCACCTTTCCATTCAAAGGCTGGAACGGCTATACAATCAATTGGAAAAACGGTTGTTTCATCTCCTATAATTAATCCAGTAATAGCACCAACACCAGCACCAATGGGGCCAGCAATACTACCACCTAACGCTCCCAGGGCAACGGCTGACTTAACTTTAGATTCGGCGGATTCTGTTTTACTTCTTCCCATTTAACCAACCCCTTCAAAGGTCGGTTGCCTGGGCTAACATTTCCTTAAGTTCATCTTTTGTAACTTTTACCGGTTCAGCGATAAGCATAATGTCAAGTTCAAATGTTTGGTTTTCATATGCAGAAGCCTGTCTGCTTGAGACTCCTACTAAAACATCACTTACAACAACATATCCTTCTGGGTGAAGGTCGGGTGTTCCAAATTCTGTATAAGTATATTCGCTAATAACAGGAGCATCAAACCCTGTAGGTCTTGATGCAAATGCTACTATTTCAGCATTAAAAAAGGTATTTGGAGAACCTATGCCAACATCAACTGCCGACTCATACGCAGTAGTAGTGCCAAATATCTTCATCGAAGCAACATCAACTGTTCCTTCAGGAGTAGTTCCAGCAATTAAGTTTGGATTGAAAACGCCAGTATCGGCGGTTCCGTTAGGATTCCTAATATGAATTCTCATTTCTTTAATACTTAGTCCTTGGTTGTTAACTACACTCGTATAATCGCTTAAATCAATTCTTCCATAAACTACCGGCAAATCGCCTTGGGCATCTAATGTAAATTGTAGTCTGTCTCTCAAAATTAGGTCGTTTTTTCCTCTCGCCATACAATATCCCAGGATTTCACGGTTAATAAATAAAGCGAAGATGTTCGCAAATCCATCCACGGATTAAATCTTGATTATTCGGGCAAGCGCTATAACGCTTAACCCCCTCCGGTGGCTTAGTGGGATGTCCGCATGCCGTCGCGCTATCGAGTTTGAAGAGCGAAGCGACGAAAAAACAAATTTTTTTTGCCCAGGCGGAATTCAATTTAATATACCCCTACCTATACAGGGGAAATATGGGAAGACAACACACCATGTATATGAGCGACGCGACTTGGAATCAACTTCAAGTGCTGATGGGCAAAGATGAGACTATGAGTGCAAC